CCGCCCTCGGTCACTACTTCGATGTGATCATTCCATGATTTGACAGCCATTTTGATTTAAGCCTCCTTGCTTTCTAAGTCGTCAATTCGGTGATTAGCTACTCTTATTTTTTCGTCGAGGATTGCAACGCCCTCTTCGATTTTGAACGTGCGCTCGATGAGGTTGTTGTGCTTCTCAACCTTCTTTTCGAGTTGCTCAATGCGATACATCATCAATTTATTGGCTGTCAGTATGCCCGCAAGCGAGCCGACCGCCGTGCCGATTAAACTTAATACTGCCACTATGATTTCCGTGCTCATTTTTTACGCCCCCGTCCACAACCTTATTCCGCTGTTATTGTAGTAATAGACAGGATGATGATAGCTCAGTTCTATTGCCGTTGCGCTGTACGCGATTCCCAGATAGATATAAATCTTGCCGTCAGCTGTGCTTGGCAACGCCTGCGTGAAGTATTCCATCACAGCAGACCCATCAGCTTGCGGAGCGCACCGCAAATATACAGGCTTGTCCGCCGTCATCGTCAGAGCCGCGCCGGTGGTATTGAACGAGTAACCGAGTGTAAGCGTGTACTGTTGCCATATAGCCGTCGCGCTCGGCTTGCTCCCTGCATCGACCGCCGTCGTCGTGCTGTAATACTTAATCTCGCCAAACGGATCAATCGGGCGCGTGTTCGTCGTCCTGCTCGCTGTGGCGTTCGTGCTCGTGCTTGTGTTCGCCGGAACGTACTTTGTACCGTCCGCGCTCGTGAACAGCAAGCGGTATCTGTAGAACTTGTCCGAGGCGGGGAGCGCGCTGCTGTTGGTTCGCACCTGATAACCGATGGTGTTCGTGTTCGCGTCGTAACCGCGGTAAATTATCCAACCACCCGCACCATCGTCGAGGTCTTCGTTGTAGACGAATAACATCGTGTAGGCGCTATTGAAGATGGTCGTGTCACGAGTTGCCGCGGCCAGATTGGTATAGCACGGCTTTGCCCCAAGGTTGTTCACGTTGACCGTGAAGCCGCTCGCGCTTGTCACCACACCATTCTGCAGCATACAGCACACGCCGCTCTTCAACTCCGTGATTCCCGGCACCGTCGCTGTAAACACCGTCGCTGTGCTCGTGTTGTCCACTTCCCCGAACGGGATAGACGCGGCCTTATAAGCTGTTCCGCCGCTTGTCGCACTGCCTGCGTACTGGTCGGGGACGTTTACAACGCTTGTTGACCCGTCCGACCCTACCAACGTAATAGATGACCCGCTGATAGAAAGTGTGTAAGATACGCCGCCACTACTTGTGCCGTTGCTTTCTCCCGCTTTGTTAATGACGTCGGCTAACGTGGTCTGTAGTGTGCCGAGGGTGATTGATTCATACATCTCGGTAATTGAGTTGTACACCGTCTTAACCACGCGCATCCGCCTGTTAATGCCGAGGGCGTCATAAATGACGGTCACATAATCACCGAGGGCCACTTGTTCAAGGGCGGCGATGTTTGAATATTCCTCAAGTTGGTGGAGCGTTACAAAACTAACATCTAACGTTTCAAGCGGTGAGCCTAACCCGTTGGCGATCTGTTGCGCCCTTGTGTAAAGCTCTGCCGCCGTCGGCGGGTTTTCCCATTCGCTCGTGAGGTCTAACGTCTGATAGCACTTGACAGGGTGGACGCCGGGCGATTCCGCCGGGGCGGTGGCCTCTACATAACCGGCATCCGCTTTATACCAATAAGCAAATACGCCGTTATAGGTCGCCCCGTTTATATCCTGTTCGAGGGCTGTTAGATTTTTGCCATATCGGATTGTGACGCCGTTATTAGCACCTCTTGCGCTTAACAGATGAACATCAAAATTATCAAAATGGTATTCGCCGCCGTAGATCGTTAATAAGGAGTGGTCTTCATTACCTAACAAAGACCGCACAGATTCGGCGTTTGTAGTTGCGAACCATTCGTTGCTTGTAATGTCCGTGTCGATCGTGAAACCTAACGGAATAATGGCATTGTTAACAATCGCGTTGATGGCGTTGGTAATCCCATACTGAGACATAATCCGCGAAACAGGAACACCGCACAGCCTGTATGATATATGCTCCGCTTTGACCGTTATAGCGTCCGTTAGGCTCCGCACAATGTCGTAGATCTGAAAAAGCTGTGGCGCGTCGGTGTCGTTGGCTTTCGCCTTGATGACTTGCCCGACCTCTAAATCATCGGCCCATATCCCTGTGACGGGATACGCTATTGACATTTCATATTCCCCGTTGAGGGTTTCGGAAACCTCACAGGAAATGCAATCAGCCAGAACCCCGATGCCGTTAGAAATAAAAGCGGCCTCATCCGCCGCGTATAAAACCGGCTTCATATCGTCCACCATTTCGGGGTAATCCCCAATCTGTCAACATCTGAGGCAATCGAGACATCAATAAGCCCCGAAAATGTGAAGTTGCCATCCATCACAACGTACTTGTTCAAGTTATATGTCGCGCCGTTTATAACCGTATATGCGTTATATGTGTCGCAATCAATATAAATGTCAGTGAGAGGTTCGCTCTCTATGGTCGCAGGCGTGTTTAAGTCAATAGAGCACTCGTTGATGGTAACGGCGTTTTGCTTACTTACTGCCCCCGAAACGCTAAGATGCAGAAGCGGGGAATAAGATATTGTTCCGTCTGGCGGTGCCAATATGCCGACATCTGGCGAATAAGAAAGAACAACCGACCCATTGTAATTAAGTTCCGTGAGCATTGGCAACGGAACGACGATATAATCGAATCCGTAAAGATAGTTTACTGTCTTTGTCCGCGTTGTCTGCGAAATCGCGACGCCGCCAATGTTCGTCGGCGTTCCGCCTGCCAGCGGCGACCCGTTGCACGTCCGTCCATAAAAATAATTCGCCGTCATGCCTTTTTCTGGTATGCCGAAACTCCACGGCCCATAAGTCAATTTGACATCATAGTTGGGATTCGTGTAGGTCGTGACGTCGATAACGGCATAATAAATGTCCGTCCGCTGCTTATCGTTTTCGTGGAACAGGGTTATGAGGTCGGCACTTAATAAATCGTCACCGATGCCGATTTGAATATCCAATGCCCCCACCGCGCCCGGTTCAATGGTAAATAACTCTGTTTCGCCGTTTGAAAAATACCGTTGAGGCTTCGCGTCGAACGTTACCGTCGCCGTCCCGTTCATGCTGTCGGTTTGCTTCATTTCCACGCCGACGGCGCGGGCCATGCGGTACTCGCCCGAATAGAGGCTGTCCTCTAACCGCTGATACCCTGACTGGCTCATCATCGCAGCCTTGAGGGCGTCATAAAGGGTCAGGAACGTCTGAGGCGCCTTGGCCTGGATGGCAATCTCCGCCGCGATTTCCACGTTCCGATAAGAGCCATAATCCACGAGCAGGGCGCCGCTCCGCCCCGGCACTTTGAACGTATCAATGTCCTTTTCTGGCGTCGGGAAATTGATTGGTTGAGTCTTGTAATATCTTCCGCTGCTCGTACTCGTATCAAACGAGCCGAAAACTAAGTCTGATTTAGGCAAAAGCGGCCTCCTTCCTCAGCACGCTGTTAGTCAGCCGCCGTTCAAATGTGTTGTAGAGATCGTTGACGCTCTGACCCTCGCGGGCATAGATGACCACCTGAATGTTGTTCTGTGGAGCCACCTCGCCGCCGATGACCGTGCCGCTTATGTCGGGCAGTGTAAGCGCATTGGCCATATCGTCAGTTAATCCGCTCATGGCCGCGTCGAGCACTCCAGTGTTGTCCTCGATACCAACCGCAATACCGGCAGGGATCATGGCACCGATAACGTCAGCCGCCCACTTCGACGGGGAATTAATGCCGAAGAGCATCTTCAGGAAGTCTTTGACATTGCCGACCCAACCGCGAATCATATTTCTGATCCAGTCAAGCCCCCCTGATATTCCGCTCCAGATACCTCGCACAACGTTCATGCCGATCTCTGCAAGCCCGCTAAGCGCGGCAATGATACCACTCTTCACGGTCTGCAGGAGCGTCTTGCCGGCTGCGATCAGCTGCGGGCCGTTGCTCCGAAGCGTGTTGACGATAGCCCGAATGATCTGAGGCACCGCCTTAATCAACTGCGGTAAAGCCTGGATGATACCAGTGACCAGTGCGATGATGATCTGCACCGCGAAAGTAACGATCTGAGGCAGGTTGTTCGTGATGAAATTAATTAATGACTGGATGATCTGCGGAGCGGCAGCGGTCAACTGCGGGAGCGAGTCGATAATGCCCTGGGCAATCGTCATGATGATTTGGCCGCCCAGCTCGAGCACCGCCGGCACAATCTCCTGCAGTGTGGCAAGGAACCCGGAGACGCCCTCCGTGACCATCTGGATCCCACCAACAGTGTCTCCAGAGAACATCAGCGCAAGGCCGTCCGTCACCTGCGTCATGCTGGGCAGGAACTCCGACATAAGCTCATTCTTTAAGCCTGTCAGCGCACCATTGAGCGTGGTCATGGAGTCCTGGAACGCGGCAGCGGCTTTGACCGCCTCATCCGACATCACCATGCCGTACTCTTCGGCCATGTTCATCTGCTCGTTAATGGCTTCAGTGCCTTCGTTGAGCAGCGGGCCCAGATCTGCACCGGCGCGGCCCAAGAGCTGCGTGGCGAGAGCTGTACGCTCCGTGCCGGCCTCCATATCAGACAGCCCCGCGATGACCGCCCCGAAGAGATCCTCCTGAGACATGCTGTGGACCTCTTCCATAGAGAGGCCAATCGCCGCGAATGCGTCAGACTCACTTTCCGCTGCCTTAGACAGCGTCTTCATGCCGGCCTGCATCGAGTCGATGTTCGTGCCGGCGCGCTCCATGACATAGGACCACTTCTGATAGCCTTCGGCGCTGATGCCGATCTTCTGGCTCATCTTGTCGACATTGTCGCCGTAAGCCGCCACCTCTTTAGCGCCTTTTACCACTGCGCCGGAAGCCCCGACAACAGCAGCGCCCAGTGCGGCGGCAGCTGCCCCGCCAACCTTCAGAGCTGTTCCGAGTCCCTTGCTAAAGCCGCCACCTGCAGATGCGCCTGCGGTCTCACCGGCCTCGCTCGCCGGCCCGGAAAGCATTGTTTTTAAATCATTTCCTATGCCCTGCGTCGTGGGGACGATCTGGACATATGCTGTTGCTATATTAGGCATGGCCTTCTCCTGTCGCTTTCGCCCATGCGGCTTTGAACTCCTCCGGGCTCGCGAACGTCTTAATGTCGGACTCGCGCTTCTTCGGATCCGTTAGCGCTTCGAGGATAGACGGCGGCCTGTTTCTGTTTTTAGCTCCGTCTTCAGTCTGCGCCCAGAACAGCAGCCCAAGCCTGTCAACGATGGCGGCCTGCATCCACATATCCATGGGGATCTTTAGGCCGCTCAATTCTGTCTTCAGTCGTGATTCAGCTCTCAGCCCAATCATGAGCGTTGCGATGTACAGCGGAGCGTGCTGGCGGTAATCATAAAGGCCATAAGTCTCCGCAAGGTCGCACACAAGCGCATCCTCGTGTTTGCTCACCACATTGGCGAGAGCTAAGATTTTTTTACCGGTTCGCGCCCCGCAGTGAGCATCTCGGTGATTTCCACCTGGATCTTGTCAATCGGCACGCGCCCGTCCGGCGTCCTCACGTGGTCATAGAGGGCCTTTTTGCCCTCAGACCCCATGACCTTTGAGATGAACGTAGAGAGCCCGGTCAAGAGGCGGGACGGCTCCTCACTGACGATGTCAGCAATCGCGTCCACGATCTCAAAATCGTTCATAATCTGTTCGTCATAAGCGAACGGAAAACCGCTCGCCGTCACGCCCTCAACCATTTATGCCCCCTTATGTCGCAGAAGCCTGAATGTACTCGTAGTGAGTGTTGTTAGAAGAATCAAGGTTAGCCGTGATCGTGATCGGATAACCAATGGCCTGGTCGGCTTTATAGACGATGTCGCCCACAGCCGTCACGGCACCGTTCGGGATGACGATACGGCGGGCAAGCCCGTCCTGTCCGACCATCTCGATGATGAACTCGCGGTTCGCCTGGACGCCGTTGTTGGCCTTGACAGTGACGAGCGACGCCGTGGAGGTGACATTGGAGTCACCGAACGCGACTTTGAGCGCGTTGACGTTGTCAGACTCGATCAGAGTGAAGGTGAAGGTGTCCGTCTTTTCGTTGACCAGCGAGAGCACGGTATCGCCGCCCCATGCCTTAATATCGGCGGAGCTGGACGAGTTGCTGTTGGTCACACCATCCTCGGACACATACCCAAGCTCAACGAAAGCCACGTTCTTCGCCGTGGTCGCATCCGTCGGGAGCGAAGTACCGAGAGGCGCAACGAAAATAGCACCCGTCGCCGCCGGTTTGCCGGCATTAACGTTTGCGGAATTGCTCATTATTTAAGCCTCCTTAATAGTGAGAAATATCGAATACCGCCTGATAGCGGTACCGTTTAGTTGGTGTATCGGTGTAGTTGTAGTGCGAATTGAGGCGGACTGAGCTGATCTCGTCCAGGCTCACCGCTGCCAAAAGCGCTTCCACCACCTGCTCATCGAGCGCGGCAGTTTCGTACAGACTCGGGCCATAGGACTGCACAGCAAAAGTGGACTCGTGCAGATGGTTCCTGATGTTGCCACCCGTCCGAGTAATCACAACGAACTTGTCCGGATGCGTGGCCGGCACTTCCATGTAGGCCGGCACCGGGTTCAGCTCTGTAGAAAGATAATCTAAAATAACCGCTTCAATCATTGTCCTAATGCCTTTAATAACGTGTTGTTCTCGTAGCAATCTTTTCGGGCTTCATCGCCCACAGCCCACACATATGCATGAGCTCGGTCGAACCCGATGAAACTGCTGGTCTGATAGTCTTCTCCGGCTGTGGCGGCAACTCGGACGGCCACTTCTTCGACAGCCGCCTGAATCTCCGCACACTGGAGCAGTTCAACGATCCCTGCAGAATCAATCTCGACCTCAACCGCCATACTTCTCACACCTTACTTTTTTGTGCCACCGTGTCGGGATGTTGGCCTCGACCCCAGTGATGGGGAATCCGAACGTCTTGAGCACATGCGTCGTGCCGTAAGCGTCCGTCCATGAGACCTTTTTATCCTGCCAGTCGTGGCTGTCGCCCTTCGGGATCCCGAGCATGCACACGAGCGTTTTGCCGTAGAGCTGCGTCGTGGTGGTAATGTCTTCGGTTGACGGTTCCCCCACCAGGACATCAGGCACTTGTTTCGCAGTCTCCGTGATGATAGGCGCACCAAAATCGTCGTATCCTGTCACGGTCTGCTCATATAACGTCACTGTCACGCCCCTCATGGTGTCGTCTCCTCCTGGATCCACACCGGCACGCACTCCTCGACCGGACTGTAAGAGCCGATTGAATTACCACCGCCCAGCAGAGCTTTCTCAGCCTTAGAGAGATAGAGTTCTCCCGTCGAGCCGTTGCTGATCGTCCAGGACTGGCTATATCCGAGCGCGGACATGCTCCCCTGTGTCGCGCCGATCGGCACGTCGTAGGAGTCACCAATAGCCCGGATGACCATTCTGCAGGAAACGATCTTTTTTGCGTCGCTCGAAGCGGCGGAGTTATAAGCGTCAATCAGGACGGCAGCGTCATCGAGCAAGGTCGCGCAAACGGCCAGCTCATCGGTCGTCAGCGTCCGAGTCGTGCGGCTCTGCACGTCAGCTGTCGTTGCGTATGCCATTTTTATTTGCTCCTTTTGCGTGTCGCCTTGGCCTTCGGTGCGGGCTTGTCCGCTTCGGGCTCCGCGTCGACTTCGGCAGCGGGCTTGTGACCCGCCGCCTTGTACTCATCAACGCGTTCTTCCGCTACCCACATCTCATTGCCGCTAATAGCGTGGTAGAACTTAACCATTAATTAGGCGTAGGGAGTGGTCAGCAGGTTGAAGCAGCTCGTATCGGCGCGGAAACCGACTTCGATCTCAGCACGAACCGCGAACATGTTGTGCTCGAAGAGCGAGGTGAGCGTGCTGTTGATCGTGAGCGCAGCATCCTCGGAGTAGGTGATCCTGACGCCTTCGACAGTGCCGTAAACGGCCTGCGTCCAGTCGCCCGCGACGCCGACTTTGTTCGGAGTGCTCGGAGAACCGGAAGCACCAGCCTTGTAAGCAGCCTTGCACAGGACAGCTCTCGCACCGAGGACCATCGGGACAGCACCTTCAGCAACGCTGTTGATGAACAGCGGTCTGCTGTCGCCATCAAGAGCGCCGAGGAGCGTCGACTTGCCAGCCGGCGAAAGGACGATGCCGTTCATGATGCCGCCATGGACAGCGATGTCGCCATCAGCAGCAACGAGGCCCGCGTAAGTGTTCGTGGATCCGATGTTCTGAGCCGTGCAGGCCGCGAACGTGTCGAAGTTCGAGCCCGGAGCCGAGCCGAAGAACACCGTGTTGTCGAATTTGGCAGCCAGAGCGCCGGGGAGACGCTGGACAAGCGCATCGTACAGAGCAGCGGCGTCGCGTCTGAACTCCATCGAGAACGGGACGATGACGGCGAGCTTGTAAGCGCTCATGACCTTCTGGCTAAGAGTCGGAGTAGAGACCGGCTTCGCATCCGTCTCGTCGACCCACGCAGCAGTCGGATCACCGGCGATGACCGGAATGGTCAGGCCGCGGCCCGGAAGAGCGATCTGGCGAGCAAGCTGCATGACAGCGGACTGCTCCTGAGTTTTCTGCATGATTTCGTTGCTGAGTTCCGTGGGCAGCGAAATGTCGCCGCGATAGACAGAAATAGACATAAATTAACCTCCTTGAGAGTTGAGCCAATCGGCGAATAATTCGCGCGTCGGCTTTCCTTGAGTGTTGAGCGGTTCGCCGCCATCCTTCAGCTTCGGGTATGACGGTTTAGCGAACTCCAAAATACCTTGTGCTTGAGCTTTGCAAGATTCCTCATCCGACCCGGTCAACAGTGAGACGGGGACGCCGACCTCCGTGGCCACCTTTTCCCGCATGGCCTTGATCGCGTTAGCCGTTTTCAGCTCCGTCAGCTCCGCCTCGAGCAGCTTCGCCTTGTTCTGTGCCTCTTCATAGCCACTCACTCCGGCCTGCAGTTCCTCGATCGTGGCGTTGGCTGTTATGAGCTGTTTCTGGAGCTCATCGACGTTGCGCTTGGCGTTGTTGATGTCGGCGCCGTTGATGTCCATCAGCGCCTTGATCTGTTCATCGGTTGCGTCTGGAAATAAACTTGTGATGTCAGCTCGTTTCATTGCTTCCTCCTTACGCTTTTTACGGGGTCGCTTCCCTTGAGTTGTTAGATTTACGTCATTCCGGACATTTTGATGTATTGAAAAAGCAAGCCGTCAGGGCTTGCTAATTTCCTTTAACCATTCATGCAGTTTTCGATTCGGCGTATCGTCGTACCAGTAAGTGGCCGACCGTGGCGTCTTCCATTTGCTGATGTGTGAACCGCCGATCAGTGTGTCGATGTGGTCGACCAGGCACGGATTCAGGTTGACCGCTTCAGCCTCAGGATGCTTGGCCAACATATACTCCCTGAACATCCCGTCATCATTAGTCTTTAGCCTTGCAAAGCCTTCAAAGCGCGGATCGTACTGTCCGACCGTCTCGAACCACTCCGCACAGCCTGCGGCGTACTCGCCCGGGATGTATATGCACGGGAATGAGTACCAGGCATCGCGGATGTTCACGCGGCCCATCATGCCGACGTCAGGACCGTATCCGACATAGACAAAGCCGCAAGTGATCACGTCAGGCTTCTCTCGGATCCGTTCTGCAAAGTCCTCGCAGATGACCACATCGTCCTGGATGTGCCAGGCGTCGCCGCATTCCTTGAAGCAGTTCATGGTGGTCTGAAGGCACCCGAGGCCCTCATCCAAACAGATCTCCGGCTCTATGCCCTGGGCACGCAGTGACGGGAGCAGGAAGCCTTCCACATACCACATGCGCGGCTCACAGGCATGAATTATGAGTTTATCCAATTTATGCTCCCCTCGCGCATGAAGTTGTAATAATAAAACGGCATGTCCCAGTCGCAGATCCGCGGGCGCTTCTCCTTCACAGCGTTGTGGAAGTCGAGAT